TTCATATATAAACCCATTTTAGCATAATCAATTGTTACATCTCTTGATTCAAATCCTCCTCTTTCAATAGCTTCTTTTTCTGTCATAGCATTTCTTCTTGATTTTGTGTAAGCTCTTTTAAACTCTGATATTCTTGTCATATTTTCTGAAAATTCAGAAATTAATCTTAAATATTCCAAAGGTGTTTTTAGAGAATTTCTTATTGGTCCACGATTTAAAATTTCAAATGCTGGTTTATCAAATATATTTCTATCAATAGAAATTAAAGTAGATTGCATACCACCTGATCGTAACCATTTGTTATAAATTTCTTTTGAGTTTCTACTTACACCCGATTTACCTAATGCTAAAGTTACAGCTCCTTCTAATGAACTCCATAAAGGCACAAATCCATATTTACTAAAAACAGCAGCTGATACTGTGTCTCTAAAAATATTTGCAAATACGAAATCAGGAGATGCTGTAGCACCTGCTCTTAACCATCTTGCAGGAGCATTTAACTTAAACATTTTTGTAATATCTCCTAATGATTTTGGATCAAAATCTTTTAGTGCTTGAGCAAGTTCTTTACCAACCTCATAAGTTTGAAATTTTCCATTTCTAATAACACCAACTTGTGTTTCTGTTGGTTCTAAATATTCTTTTCTAAATACTTTAAAATTTTCTATAGCTTTATCAGATATAAAGTTTGATGATGTATCGTCTAGTATTTGTTCAAGTTCCTTTCTTTCTATTTTAATTTGTCTTGTTCTTGAACTTTTTTTAATATCAGGAAATGATTTCTGATTCTTCGCAACAAAATCAAAAAACTCAATTAGAGCAGCATTTCGTTCTGCTAATTTTATAATATGAAAAGTATTACTATATGTGGTTTCAATAGGATCAATAACATCTTTTTGTGAACCTTTTATTCTTTTTAAAGGATTTGATACATTTTTTGTATATCCAACTTCTCCTGCCACAGAGTCCATAACCCTTGAAAAAGGAACATAGTTTTTATTTGCTTCAACTATTGCATCAAATGCTTCTTCAGTAATTAAGCCTTTATCTTTAGCATATTTTAGAACTCTTAAATTATAACCATCAAACTCTTTAGATATTTTATCATATTTTTTTACTAATTCTTTATTCGCTACAACTTCTTTAGCAGCTTTAATATCAAACCCATGATCAATACCTCTTTTTTGTAATTCTACTATTCTCTTTGAAACTTTATAAGTATTAAATTCTAAATATGATTTTTTATCTTTAGCAATGGGTTTTAATATTTCTTTAAAAGATTTACCATTTTCTACTAAATTTTTATTTAAAGTTCCTACTTCTATAAAGTGTCCTGCTCTGTGTTCCATTCCAACTAGAGTTCTAAATCTTTCATAAACACTTAATTTTCCAGTTCTGCTTTTTGTTTTATCTACCTCTTTAACCATTCTGTACAAAGGATGTAATCTATCGACAAAACCTTGAGTTAATTTATTCGCTTTACCAGGTGCAGTTACTTCTTCTTTTGCAAATCTAATTTTATTTAAAATAGTATTTTCTGCTTCTGTTTCTAATTTTATATCTTTTTTAAAAGCATCTTCCTTTACTACTTTTGTTTCAGGTTTTTTGTAAGCTCTAGGTATATCAATATTTTTACTTGATAAATCTTCAACTACTGTTTTGTCAGCTATGTAGTCTGTTGCAGTATCAATAGCATTGTTATTTGTTCTTTTAATTGTATTTACAACCTTTGCACCTCCCGCTTCAACTAATCCAAATGCACCAAATAATATTGTAGAATCAATTAATTGATCTTTACTAGGTAGTTCTTGTTCTATGATTGCACCTGATCCTTCAAATCCAGCAACTCTTAATAAAAGTTTAGATATAAAATTTTTTCCATACCCACCTAAACCTACAGCAGAACCTAGTTGTATTGCTTCTTTTCCACCAGCTTTAACTCCTTCTTTTGTATAAATATCCCAAAACTCTGACCAGCTATGAACTTGACCGCTTTGTAACATATTTAAATAAGTCTCTCTAATTGATCCTGCAAAGAAACCAGCTCCTGCTGCAGTACCTATTTTACCTGCTCGACCAAAAGTTAAAAGGTTTGTTAGTAAAGAACCTGTTAAGTACACAGGTAAATCTTTTGTAATGACTGCAAGATTTTGTATGTTTCTTTCTATGATACCCGTATCTTCAAAAGGTTCTGCAATATAACCTTCAGGTAAACCTGTTCCTGTATTGCCAGGAAGTTGATGATAGTTTTGAACAAGATCAATAATACCCATATTAAAACCTCTATCCCAATACTTGTCAAACTCAAAGGTTTCACCTACTAATTTTTCTTTTAAAGAAATGTTATCAGGTTCATTCTTTTCTACTTCTAATAATTTTTCGTATGTTGATTTTTTTTCTTCTTTACCTAAAGTTATAATGTTATCCCATATTTTTTTTATTGGTCCTTTGTTAATAGGTTTATAACCAAACTCTTTAAGGATTTCTTCTGTTTCAAAACCACCCTGCTCTAATTCAAATATTTTTTCTTGTTTCCAATTTGATATTTCTTTATTTGAAAAACCACCTTTTATTAACGCTTCATTTTGTTCAGCAAGACTAGACATTATAATTGTCCTATTCTTTTCAAGTAGTCTTGTGGTGATTCATTAGGTAATCTTTTAGCATCTCTTGCAGGAACAAAACCTTTATTCTTTTTAATTTGATCTACAATTTCTTTAAATAAAAGATTAGCATTAGGCATAAAGTTTAAAACATCTTTACCTATAAATTCTTTTTTAGTAGGATCAGTTAAAGTTTTAGCGGGTATACCTTTTTCAATACCATTAACGTATCTAGCATACATTGTATATTTAAAATTATTAAGTCTATTATCTAAACCTGGATCAATATCTTTTAACACAGGACTTCCTTGAACTGGCATTTTATAAAAATCAATAAAATTAAAAAAAGTTTTCATATCAGAATACGTTTCAGGATTTTTGTTTTGATTATCAATCATTGTACTTAGAAATACTAAATCCTTCATATTAACTCCTGATTCATATCTTTCGACTATTGATTTAGCTTCAGTTTCTCCAGGTAAAGTAAATCTATCACTAACTTGATTTATTTCATCAGTTATAATTAAATCTATAATTTGACTGTTGGTGTCAAAACTTGATAAAGTTTTACCTTCTGTTGCTATCACTTGTGAATTTAAAGTTTTAAATTGTTCTATAATTTGAGGTGTATTACCAAATAATATTTCTATATTTTTATCATATATACCTTTATTTTTTTCCATCTGTAAAATTGATTCTTTAGATTCGTTTGCTACTTGATTTTGTAAAATTTGTTGATTTGAAAGCATTTGAAATTGCATATCACTTCTTAATGATCTTGCTTTTTTATTAGAATACTCTTTAAATTTTCTTTTTTCTGTTAATGATAAAGAGTTGTAAAGTTTTACTAATTCTTCATTTCCACCAAATGTACTTCTAGTTATTTCATCGTAAGCTATTGTTAAAAGAGATGGATCAGCATCAGGTGGTAAATTTAAAGAACCTGTCAGAACTTGAAATTTACTTTCTAATATATTTGTTTCAGCAACTGCTAGATATTGATTTTTTTCTTCTAAACCTAATAAATCAAAATCACCTTTTTCAAAAGCATTTTTAAAAGCAAATGGTTGGCTTTTAGACATACTATCTGCAAGTGTAGTAACACCAAATTTTTGATAGGCTTCAATTAATATTTTTTTCTGACCTCCATCATAATTAGTATTTGCATTTATTTTATCTATGACTTTACTATTATAAATATCAAGATATACTGGTCCAACTTCTTTTAATGTTAGAGCTTCTTTACCAATATAATCTTCATCTACATCCTTTGATAATTTAATTTGTTCTATTCGTGATCCTTCAAGAGCTTTTGTTTTTAAAATACCAGCAGTTGAATAAAACTTTTTTTCTATAGCTTTTTTTGTAAAGTTATCTAAAGTTTTAAATTTATTATTTTGAAAATAATTATATAAACTATTTACATCTTGATCGTGTATTGAAGCGGCATCTGTTGGGTTTCCATTTTTTTTAGTTTCACTTTGAATAGTAAACAAACCTTTTACAATAGTATTTCCATTGTTATCTTTTTGATCAATATACATATCAGATAATATTTTATATGCTTTATTGTCAGCTTCTAATTTTTTTTCTTTTATATATTCATTCGTTAAAAAATCTGTAACAGGTTTAGTTGCTCTAAATATATTTTCACCTGGTGATATTCTAGGAACACTACCAACACTTGCAGTCTCTGTTGTTATTTTTCCTTGAGATATATATGTAGGTATCTTTGGCATAATTATCCTCTCATTGATAACAAACTTGATCCAGCACTACTTACTATACTTATTTGTTCCATTCGTGATCTTTGTTTTGCAATGCTTCCTTCAATCCTAGCAAAAGCTGCATTTTCAAATGCTCTAGCTTTACCTATTTCCGCATTGTAACGCATCTTATCTTTTTCAATTTCTTTTTCAAAAAGATTAGATAATTTAATTATTTGAGAAGAACCTGATCCTTCTATAACTCCTGACTTGTTAGTATTAACAATGGTTGTTCCTTCTAGTTGTTGAAATTTTTTATCAAATGTTGATAAATCTAATGTTAATTGATTTTCTATAGCTTCTGCTTTTTGTTCATCTACTTTAGCTTTTCTATTAAAAGCAGATTGTGTATATTTTCCAATAGCACCTGCTTGTTGTACACCCGCTACTGCTGATACTCCTACTACTGCTGGTATAACCCAAGTCATTAAAAAATCCTCGCATATCTGAAGTGATCTGAACCATCAAAACCATAATGTTTCATCAATCCTTCGTTTTGTAAACCAAGCCATGAAGCAAACTTTAAACCTATTTTAAAGTCAGCTCTT